GCAAAATCCTGCAGCAAGAGAACAAATTGAAAAAGACTATGGACCATTAATATCATCTTACAGATTTATTCTTGGTGCAAGAATGAAAGGTTTAAATGTAAATGATATCAACCTTACTGGTGATTCAAAGTATGACAGCAAGGCTAACGTAAATAAGATAAGACTAATCAATGGTGAAGTTATAGACAACACTATGGGTCAATACTCTTTTGAAACATTGAAACGATTGGTAAAAGACAAGTATACTAAAGCTAATAGTGTACAAATACTAAGAGAAAATGATGAGTTTACGTTAGATTCAGAGGAAGTAGAAAATACATTTAATGGTGAAACTGCAACTGAGGTACAAGATGATGAGCGCGTATCAGCACAGGAAGAATTAGAAAGCAATGACTTTGATTCTGGAATGGCAGAATACAATCGTATGGATTCTTATGTAGCTCAAATAAGAAGATTCTTTTCTACTCTTAGAAGTGATCAATTTGATGAAAAGAATGGAATATACTTTCCACGCATGATTGATGGACAAGTGTTATTCCCTACGCTTTTAAAAATAACAGCTGGCATTAATCCAAAAAATATCATTGATAGTATTGGTGTAATGTCAGAGCAAATGATTGAAGATGGATACACACAAGTGGGTAAAGATCTTCAAACAATATTTAATGAAATACAAACACGTACAAAAGCAGACTCAAATGGTGTTGCACAAACCAATAAGCAATTACTAAATCTTATTGTAGAAGTATTGCATGGTGTTGAGTTGAATAATGTGATGTTCAATGTGTCTACCCCACGTAAGATTAACATGGAAGACATCACGTCTGGTGAAGAATTGTTACGTTCTGAGTCTGTAAACTTTAGAGTATTTGATAAGGTTGTTGATGCAGATGTTACTAAAAAACGTAATGATATCATTTCAGGATTCATTAAGAAACATTCAACAGACGCAAATACTGATGAGTTTAAAGAAGCAGTTCAATATCTTAAAAACTTTGCCACAAACTTTATGAACGCACCAGACATTCTTGATGGAATGGTTGGTCAAACAATGCGTTTACAAAAGCTTACTGATGAGATTCACAATGCTATGATTACAATTGGAATGCGAGTTCCAAAATCATTAGTGCGATTATCATTGATGGGAATCAATAAGGTTGAGAATAATATCAATCTTGATGTTGATGCAAAACTGCAAAAGTTTTATGATGTCAATGAAGACTTTGTACGCCAAGAACAATATTTAGAAAAAGACTTTTTCAGAAGTTTGAAGATTGTTTTAGATGCATCTTATCTTGAAAGTGGTAAGCCAAATAGTGGTATTAGAAACATACTAGATGATGAAAAATCTAAAAACAAAGATGCAAAACGATTGCTTACTATTCTTAAAAAGGCATCTACATATGTTGTAAAATATGATCCAACTGAAATACCAAGTGTTGTAAAAAATGCTGAGGGTAAACCAATATATCGTTTTACAAAATACAATCCATTATTGCTACTTGGTCAACGTTTAAACACAATGACATTAGAGGAAGCATTGGCTGATGATCCATATTTTGAAAATACATTAAGATCTTTCATTGAAGACAATGCATTACTTGGTCCAATTTTAAAAGGAGAAGCTACTGAAGATAGTGTAAAAATGCAGTTGTTTTTAGACAACTTTACTGTAGCAATGTTTGGTGGTGTACAACAACGTATTGGAGATGTCACTAAAAAAGGACAAACCTTTAAGTCTGTTGATGAAAGGTCTTTACATATGCTGCAAGTATTGGCATTTATGGATAAAAAAGTATTGCGTGATAAAGGAGGTAATGAAATATCTACATACTTAAGATCATTCCATCAGTTAGAAGCTACATCTACAAACTTTTTAATATCTGCATTATACCAACCATTTACTTCAAAAGAAGCAAAACAAACCAATGATAAAGGCCAATTGCTTTATCAAGGAAAATATCTCAAGATAGTTGAAGATCTTGTTTCTATTGTAAATCAAGAATACAATAGAGCATCACGTGAATGGAATCGTAGACTTGACTTAAAAGCTAACTTTGAAAATGGTAAAAGCAATGAGTTAATAAATAAGTATAATGCTGTATTAGAAGATGACAATGTAACAGCAAATGTTGATGACTCAAGCTTAAGGGCATACAGGTTTAACATATTAGAAGACTTTTTTGATGATCCAAATAACCAATCTCTAAGAGATGATTTAATTGACTTGGCTAAAAAACAAGTTGCATTTGAAGAGATAGACATGTCTGATTTATTATCAGCATTAAATGATTATGCACAAAAAGAGTTTCAAACATATTTGGAAAAACTTGAAACACTTGGTTTGATAGAGAAACTTCCCATCAATGAAAAAGATAAGAAGGCTGAAATAAGACCAGCTGTTGCAGCATTGTTGCCATCTGAGTATTATTCTTCAAGCATGTTACCAACATCTCTTAAAGAAGGTTTTGCTAAACAATCTCTTACAGATGCATATGGAACACCACATGGTACTAATGAAGCATCAGCGATTGAACCAATTGAGAAATTGTTGTTTGACATGTTCATGAATAACTGGAGAAATGGACTTCATTTAAATCAGTTGATGGATGGTGACATGGCATTAAATGTAAAGAATGCTCAAGATTATGTAAAACGTCTTAAGAAAATTGTGGCAAGTGGATCCAATATGAAAAATGGAACTCACAAGGTTGCATACATGAATACAATTACAGCTTTTATCCATGAAGAGTTTCCTCAATTTGGACCATACTTTGATGCAGAACAAATTGAAAGTGACTTTACAATTCCTAATGAAAATATTCGTGAGGAGTTAATGGAAGGTTTTGAAAAAGCAAAAGGTAATACTGTTGAGAATATCAATGGGCGTATTATAAAATGGGCAGATATGATGCGTGAAATCTTTGATGGTCAAAGTATTTCATCATTGATGCACCAGATAGATATGCATGATACACTAGGTAGACTAGATGATCGAGCATTGTACATCTTAGTTGCTAAACACTACAGAGCACTTACTCAAGATGAAGCACGATATCTTGAGTCAATGAAAGTAGTTAATAATGCTAAGAAAACAATTACAGCAGATCGTAATGTTTATCACAAGCAATCTGAAAGTTATATTGACAGAACAGATGTAAGTATTCTTGACATTATACCACAAGGAGAAGAGTCAATTGATGAGGCAACTGCTCGTACATATGATGAGTTGCATGGGTTATACATGTCTGTTTATGATTTACGTAAGGATCGCGAATTAGCAGCAGAAATGCCTGATGCCAAAAATCAAATAACTAAAATAGATATTGAAATTCAAAACTTGTATAGAGACATACACTCTTATTACAGGCCAATGCCACATCGCCAAATGATGCATAATATTCTCAACTCAATGGAGCTTTTCCAAATTGATCAGTTGATGGATACTACAGCATCTAAAAATGCCACACTTCTTCCAGTAGATGTATTCTTCTCAGAAAAAACAGAAGATGGATACATTAACTTTAAAATGTCAGCACTTAATGTTCCAAATAGTGCAAAGTATTTACAGGTTGAAACAAGTGGTGTTAAAGACAAAGCAAAACATTCTGTTCAGTCAAAACTTTTACTTCCAGCTAATATCAATGAAGAAGAGTTTAGAAAGATAATTGAAACAGAAGTACGTAAAACAGGAAGAACAGTTTCTGAAGGTGACATCATTGCAATGCAGAATATAAAAACTGCACTTAATGATTATCAATTATCATTACGTCAAGCAACAAAAGCAAGGTTGTTGTACTTTACTGAAGTTCTTAGAAAAGGTGATGACTTTGACATGGGTAAATTATTTACAATGATACGTGATAGTTTACAACAACAAAATGCACCAAAGAATATTCTTGATATGTTTGCTGTTAAACCAGATGGCACTCCAGTATTTAATCCAAATCTTAGTCTAATACGTTCTACTCTTGAGTATTATTTATTGGCCCAGTATAGTAAAAACGTAACAGATGAAAAAGTTTCAGGATTTAAAAACTTCCATGAAAGTTCATTTGGTTATAATGTATTGTTTGACACTCAAGAAAATAGAGTAATAACAACGCAAGAGATTGGTGAAAATCCACAAGCATTTGAAGATACAAGAAGATTTAAATCTAGACCACTTGGTATTAGTGTTGAAGAACAGGCAGATGGAACAAAGTTATACTATGTAGAAGCAATTGTCCCTAAACCATTTTTTGAGAATGCACAACAAGAACAGTTCTATATGGATAACTTGACCAGAATGTTTGGTGTACGTATTCCTACAGAAGATAAACGTTCAATGATTGCTTTAAAAGTTGTTGACTTTACTGATTCTTCTAAAATGAACAATATTATTGTGCCACACTTTGTACACTTGTTGGCAGGATCTGACTTTGATATTGACTCATTGTTTGGAAGAATGATGTCATACTATAAAAATGGTAAAGGAAATTACTCGTTATATGGCGACTATAGTATATATGAGAATCCTGAAGTTGGTGAGTTTATTGAGTTTATGCACTACATGTCTAAACATGAAGATATTGCACCAGCCATAAAACAACGCAAACAAGAACTTCTAAATGAAGGCACAATAGAAATGCCAGGTGAAGGTCCATTATTTGAAGTAATGGAAGCATTAGGATTTGGTGACGAAAAGTTTATGGGTGCGTTTACGCAAGTGGCTTTAAAATCTAAATATACAGAACAATTAGATTTTACAAATTACATGTTTGAACTTACAAAAGAGTCTAAGGAACTGTATGTAAAAGCAAAAGAAATAGCTGAGCAAAATCCAGAAAATAGAGAACTTGCAAAAACACGTAATGTTTATGGTAAAGAATTGGCTGATCTTAAAGCAATAAGAAAAGAGTCTGTAAGAAAACAACGTGAAACAAAAGAACTGTTAAACTATTTGGATTCTGTATTTGAGTATCAAGCAATAATGGATACACTTGCCAAGTATGGTATACCAAGTAATGTGTCGCAATATCTTTCCAGACCAGGTTTCTCAGAAATGGTTTCACCAAAGTATCAGAATAAAAATCTTGCTGCAAGCTTGCAAATACTTGCAAATGAGGCTGTGTTTAACTTTTTATACATAAACCAAAGATCATCAACACAAGAGTTTAAAGATATCTTGTCTTCGTTTGGAATTGATCTTAAAGCAATTACAAAGAAATCCAACTTGTTTACTCCTACCAATATGATTGAATCTAAGGTAGAAAACAATATGAACAAAGATGGTATTGGACGTACAGCAGTCATGAACAAGTTCTTGTCATTAGCTAGTCAATACAACTTAAAGTTGTCTGACAAAGCTATAGTGTGGGCATATCAAACACTTGAAGGAAGAATAGTATTGAAAGATACATTTGGACAAATGAATGAAAAGGATCAAAGAGTTATTGCAATAATTGGTAATATACTTGGTATGTTTGCTGATGGTGCTAAAGATCCTATTCCTGCAGCTCTTCAAATGAATGAAGTAAACGCAAGTACCACACTTGCGATGATTGGTGTAGGACTTGATCCTGAGTTTGCATTGGCCTTTAACTTTTTACCAGAGGTGCGCAAAGCTGCGTTAGCAGTACAGCAATCACAGTTTGCATTGTCAGAAGATCTAGAACAAGATTATAAATTCTACAATCAAGCAGTAAAAGAAGAACTAGCTGCACTTATTGAAGAGGATGAATCTGCACTTAATAGATTAAAAGCTGCAGGTGTTGTTACACCAAAATCATTTAAAGACATGGTGTTATTTGAAAATCCACTTAAAGTTAAGATTGGATTTGCGCCAAAGAAACTTAGTTTATATGCGTTAAAAAATAATCAACTTACGCCATCTGCAATAGGTTTTGAAATGGTATATGCAGATAATGATCAACCATTGACTGAAAATGAAATGAAGATCATTTTGTTAATGTACTATGGAAAACAAGCTCAACAAACATGGGCAATCAATAGAGCTGCTAGTATTACCAATTTGTTTAAAAGACTTAACCCAAGTCTTGTAGCTTTTGATAAGATGAGAGACAATATCAATGAGTTAAAAGATGAAGAAAAACTTTTTGATAAAGAGTCTGCATCTGAGTTATTTGGTGATAATCAGGTATGGTCAATTTTGAAAGAAGCACTAGATGATGCTAATGATCAGTTTTCTAAAATATTCCTAGAAAGAACACCATTCTTTTTACCTATAACAACAGCGTTCAAAGGATATTTTGAAGATCCAAAGACAATATCAAATACTCTTACAAGTTTCTTAGCATTGAATAAGTTTAAAATGACTTATCCTGGTTCTAGAAAAGTAGCTAATCCAGCAATTCAAGCATTGTTAGATACTGATGATGAGGTAATACTAAGAACATTTACTCCTGAGTACTGGTTTACAAATGACTTGTTTACACAGGTAGAAAGATTTAGAGAAAAATATCCTGACAATGAGTTCTTAAAATTGTTGCGTCAGTCTGAATCTAAGAATACAGCAACAGTATTGTTTAATGGTAAAAGTTATCAAGGTATAAGTGAAAGATTTATATCAATGATAAGCAAAGCTAAAGTCAAAGGTGAATATGCAAGTAAGATAGCTGATGATATCGCATTCTTATACAATCAAGGAGGTACAGATGAAAGACAGTTTGTTAAAAGTTTGTTCTATCATGACCTTGTACGTACAGGATTGCAATACAAAGAAGGTTCGTTCTTGTCATATATGCCTGCAGAATTAAAAGTTCCATTATCAAATTACATTGATGAGTTTATACAAGGTATTGAATCAGTTGTTCAGAGTAAAAACTTTGAAGAAGATTTCAAATCTTTTATGCTAAACTATACTGGAGAAAAATCACAAGATGGTGTCATCAAGTTTTTTGATGAGATGTTTGATCAAATTGCATATGCTGCAGCATCAGAAAATAACAATAGAAAGATACCTAAGTTTAGAGATAAAAATAATACAAGAGGAGTATTGTTTACAATAAACTCTAAGAAACCAAATTTCTCAAAACCTATTGTAAAAGCATTCTTGGATGAAAAACAGGACATGACAAAAGAGTCTTTACCTGAAGCTAAAACTAAGGCAATGAACTATGTACTTGACGCGTTAGATTTACAGTTTCCTGAAGGTACAGATCTTGCAAAAGTAGATCGTATAAATATAGCAGATGCATTAGGTTCAGAGTTTACTGTAAACCTTTCTGGTAAAAATCAAAAAGCAAATGTAACACTTGGTAGAATGTTTGGTATTCAAAAAGACATGACAGAACAAGACTCTGTTGAGTTTGTATTCCCAAGCATCTTACGTGTTGGTTTAAATACATACGTGTTACAGGGTATTGACAATAATGCTTCTAAAGGAAAATCAATTGGATCTAACTTGTTTGATTCAATCATGGGTACAACAACATTTTCAAACATTGGAACATTTGCCAAGTACAAAATAATACCATCACAGTATGCTTCAGAAGCACTTAGTCCAATTGCTTTCAGTACAGAAAATGCTGAAACATATAAGCGATACATAGATAAAAAAGAATCAATTGTATTTAACACAAATATTGTTGATACTACTGCTGGTGAAAAGATTGGAACTGATGTTAGTGAAGAAAACAAAAAACCAGATGCAAGTAAAAAACCTACTGAGAATGTTGTTATCACAGATGATATTTCTGAATCACAATTAAAAAAGAATGATCCAGGTATTTTACAAGAAGGCATAGATAAAGAAACTGATGTAAGTCAGAGTCAAATAGATGCTGGTGAAAGTTCTCTTGCAGCTCTTATGAATGTATTGGGCATGAAACCTCAACCTGAAAATGAAGCAAAAGTTCCTGAAATTCAAAGAGGAAGATATGTTAATTATAATGGCACAACGTATATTGTTACTCAACAAAATGCAAATGGTACATGGCAACTTTATAATCCATTATTAGAAGGTGCAAAATCTAAAATATCAGTAGCTGAAGCAAACATGAAAGCTCTTGATATAGTTGCAAAAATAATAGAGTACAAAGATACAGAGTACATAGTAACATCTAAAAATACTATCATATCTTTGACAACTAATAAGAGGATGATGTGGGGTGAAGAAGATGGCAACAGAAAAGCAATACTTGCTCTTGCTGCTCAGAACAGAACCATTATTAAACCTAATAATAGACCAAGTATTGACCCAACAGATGAAAATAACTGTTAACTATGAAATGTAGAACTGATATAAAAAGATCAATCATCAAAAAGGCAATTGCTCCTAATGTAACAAAGAACATTCAGCAAACCTCTTTTGATACATTGTTTATTAGTAATGCTGCTTTTCCAAGTGGTAAAGCTCAAGCATATAGAGTTGCTGAAAGTATTGTAAATAGAAACAATAAACTTTTTGAAGGTAATGTTGCGTATCGTAGAGAGATGTCTAATGGTCAAGAGGTTGTATTTAATCCAAGTCAGGATTTAGTTACCATATACTATAACGAGTATTTGAAAGCGTTTAATGAAGCAGAAGCAAGAGCAATTCAGGAAGAAGATGCAAGAAGAGCTGGCATAGATTACTCTGATGAATACCTGTTTGATAATCCAGAGTCTGACAATCCTCTTTACAATATGTATGAAGAAATGGCCAACCTTGATCTTACTCCCGCTGTAATTGAGTATCTTTATAGTGAGAGCAGTCAAAGAATGAAACTAGATCAATTTGTAAAAGCTGCTAGAGATCTTGTTGCAAATATGCGAGGTCTTAACTACAATAATGATGATATACTTGATAAAATAAAGTGTTTATAAAATGAGTGCATGTCCAAATCCAAATGACCAGGCCTGGAAAGACTTGGTAATAGCCTTAAGCAGTGAAGCAGATGCAATGACTGCGTTTGTGCGTAATGGCAACGAAGTGCCAACAATTGAACAGGCAAAACAAATATTAAAAGATCTAAGAATTCAGGATAAGGATGAACAACTTTCTCTTGCATCTGATCAGTTTAAATTGTCAAGGGCTGTACAACAACGTCAGGTTTTAGAGACAATGAAGTTTCGTGCAAACAAAAATCAAAAAGCTACAATACAAAAGCTTATTGATATGAACGACTCATACCAAGAATTTCTAAAAAGCAATATAGAAGCAGCTAAAAATGGTACTGCTGTAGAACAGACATTAAGTGTATCTAAGTTTATTGGTTCCTCAGAATTCAAAGGTGATCCAAAGGAATATGAAGCTTTCAAACTGTTTGGTACTTTTATGCATGAGCTTTTAGAATTTGCCCAAGAAGAGGCAATTGCTAAAAATAAAACTATTGCTCAGGTTTATAGTCAAGAGTTTTTTGACAAAGTGTATGAGAATTACACAAAGAAAAACCCATTTGATATTGACAAACTTTCTAAAGAAGAAATGTATGAGATGGCAATGGGCTTAGTGTCACATGTCAATTCTAAAAATGCAAGTGGATATATCATTCTTCCAGAGGTAACTATTGTTGGTACATCTAGAACAGGTAGTAAGGTTATTGGACGTTTAGATATTTTAATGATTGATGCTGTTGGTAAGGTGCACATCTATGACTTTAAAACAAAGAAAGTAAAATACCTTGTTGAAAGAAACCCATTAACAGGTGCTCAAGAAGTAAATGTTGATAGAGCTTTATATGGATTAGCACTAAAAGAATTTCCAATTGGAAACAAACCAGGTACAGCAGAAAAGTTCAGAGAACTTCCTGTACGTACAACGTATGATACCTGGATGCTCCAACTGGATGTATATGAAAACATCTTATTACAAAGTGATATACCTGTTGCTAATAAAATAATATCAGCATTGATGTATCAAATTGATGATGACAATAAATCTTACAAAGGAAGTGTTCTTCATGTATTTGAAGATCAAGATTATTATGACCAAGCACGTAGTGTTAATTTAACTACTGATGGTGTATGGTTTAATGATATTGATACAGTAAACAAAGTTGTTTTAGATTTCAAAAAAGCTGTAGCAATTGAGGTTCCAACAGGTGAGTACACTGAAGAAGAGATCAGAAATAAAAGACCTGAAGAATTGTTTGACATAAATCCTACTGACAAAAATATGCAGGATTTTGTAACTGTGCTTGAAAGTGTCATCAATGGTCAGATTGATAAAGCATATCAAGAAATTCAGGATGCTCAAAATAAACCAATGCGTGATAAAGAGTTAGAAAAACTATTAAAAACACGTAGAGATACATTAAATAACTTAAAGCAGATTGCTGAAAAGTTAAAAACAACATCGCCATCAGTGCTGTTAAACTCAACAAATTTCTTTAATGCGCTAAATGTTATGGAAAATGACTTAGACACACTGAGTCAAATTTCAAAGATAGCTACTCAATTATATCTTGGTACAACTGACAGCAAAGAACAAAGTAAAAACTTTGAGTCAGTGCGTATTGCATTTAATAAAAGTGCAAGTTTAGCAACAATCATTGATTTCATGAATGAAGTTGTAAATGAAGCAGCGTCTGCTGAAGGTAGTGAGCTATCAGTAACAAGTCCTGTGAGACAAAGGTTAACACAGTTGTCTATATTTGTAGAGTCTATTCAATCAGACTTCAAGCGTATTGGTACAATGAATGCTGTTAAAGTTCTAATGTCACCTGGAGAAAAAGTATTCTCTGGTGTAAATGAACAAAAGCGTCAAGCCCTTATACCTGAATTAGAAAATCTTAAGGCTCAGCTTGAGATGCTTAAAAACAATCCAAAGTTAGGTATCTATAAAAAAATCAAGTACTCTGTCTTTTCTTTGATGAATAAGAACTTCAAAGAAAAAGTAAAAGAAGCTATGGGTCCTAATGGAGATATAGTTCTTGCTGAAATTCAAAGAGTTGAAAAACGCATTATGCAAATTGAAATGTTGCTTAATGGATTTGAATATAGCGAAGAGGCAATGGAAAAGTATATCAATGGAATTACTGACCATACATCACCATTCTATCCTGGAATGCAGAATCCTTATGAAGGTTCTGACACAATACTTGGAGGATGGATGATGGATTCTGCGATTGCTTCTGCATCTAACTCTGATTTAGCAGTGTCAGCATTTACTACATTACTTAAAGAGCATAAAGCTCAAGCTGAATATAATACTTTATCAGATCCACAACTGCAAAAGTTTGACAGAATGCTTCGTGCACTTCAGGATCAAGGTTTTTCATTAGAAGACATAAACAAACTTACGTCTGAGTGGATTACTGTATCTTATGAAGATCCTAAAACAAAAGAGATAAAGCAACAACGTAGACTTGTGTATGTAAAACCTTACAGCGAAGAGTACGAAAACGCATACAGAGGATTTCAGCAAAATCTTAGAATACTCAATAGAGAATACTATGAAGCGTATGCACTTTATCAAGAAAAATTCGGTACTGATGCACAAGCTGAACAAGAAGCAAAAGATGCACTATTAGCAAAACAATCAGAAAGAGATGAACATAAACGTGCAATGATTGCATGGATGTTAGAAAATTCTAATCTACCATATGTTGATTCTTTTTACAATCTTCAGTTAAAATTACCAGAAGACATTCGTGATAAGTTGCAAGAAATATATCTTGAACAAGAGGTTATCCTATATAGTGTGGGAAGAGGTAATGAAGTATTACTTGAAGAGTCTGACTTTGATAGACTAAAAGAACTTGATGCAGAAGCCAAAAAGTTAAGAATGGAGGCTGCAGAAAGAAGTCCTGAGTATGCTGCGTATCTTGATGAGTTAGACAGCTTATATGAGTTTGATACTAATGACAATTACTTTAGGGTAATGGAAAAGAATGCACGCGTGCGTTTTTCAGATAGCCCAGAGAAATTAGACAAGTGGTATAAAGATAATACAGTAACTAGACCAACTGCTGAGTGGTATGATCAGCTTAATGCGCTATATGATCAACGTTCAGAAATAGTTTCCAGTGATCCTACAATCAAAGAGCTAATTGATAGAAAGAAAAAAATCATGGCTCCTTACAAAAATGCAGGACGTTTTAATCCAAAATATCTTACTGATGAAGAGATTGCAGAATTAGATGGTATTGAAGCTGAGATTGAAGATATCATTGAAGGTAAGAAAACAGAAAAGAGTACACTTGACAAAGAAGATCGTAAAAAAGTAGCAGAAATATCTGCAGAGATTAGAAAACTTGTTTCCTTCCAGTTAAACCCTAATTACATTGAAGAGTTTGACACACAGTATAGGTTATTGCAAACTGCGTTTAATGAGATGAATAATGCTCAATCTAATTTAGCTGTTGCAAGAACAAAAGGTATTGCAGATGAAATAGAAGAAGCTGAGAACAATGTAATATTTTCTGTACGCAGATTTGGTGAAGTTGAAAACTCCTTTAGAAATTGGTATGAGAAAACGCATTACAATAAATATCAAAGTATCGCAACTGGATATGATATAAAAGCAAACAAGGTTCCTAAGTCATTTAACTTTGAAAGACTTCCATCTTCAACTGTTGCTGATAAGTACATGGAAACTGTGCCTAATCCTAAATACTACAAACTTAAACGTTTGCGTATTGGTAATTGGACACTGGATGGTAGAAAACTTAGCAATGCAGAAATTGAAGCATTGCAAGAAACACCTGAAGAGGTTACAGAATTAAACATCTCAGGTAGACTTACAATTGAAAGAGGTGCGTATAATCCTGGATTTATTAAAGGCAATGATGGTATTCCTCTTCCAAAAGAAATTATTGTATCAGATGAAGGTCACTTTGTTATTGATCCTACCAAAGCTCCAACAAAAAATATAAATGCTAAATATCTTGACTTGTTGAGAAATCCTAAGATGTTTGAATTCTACAACACAATGATGGATATTTTCTTTGGCATGCAAAAGCGTATTGAAGGTAGAACAATTGGTTATACTGTTCCTGGTTTTGCTGCTAGTCTTGTTGAAAGTATAGCAAATGAAGGATTTGGTAGAGGGTTTGCAAAACAGTACAATGCATTTGTAGATAAACATTTGAAAGCTGAAGGTCAACAAGACATGTCAGAAAATATCTATGGTGATATTGGTGCTCGTATACGCATGCGTTTCTCTAATCAACTTGATGAAGAAATACAATCTACTGATGCTGTTGGGTCATTTATGAAGTGGACTACTGAGGCACACATGAATATTGCAATGCAAGAAGTAGCTCCTGTATCAAAAGGGTTTATTGAATTTCTCAGACTTCAGCGTAATCAGTTAGCAAAAGATCGTTTGAAAGGCGAAATCTATGTGACAGATCCACAGACTGGAGAAAAAACTAAAATTGATATTGAGACAAAACTTAGTGAAATAGATAACCTCTTGAAAATCATTGAGTTTGAAAATGGTAAATACTTATATGGTATTACTGAAAGCACTCAAGAAGCAAGTAGAAAAATGAAGAAGATGGTAGATTCTTTCTTTAAGTATACAAGTTTCATTAGGATTGGATTTGATATTGTCAATCAAACAAAAAACTACACTTCAGGTAATGTTCAAGCATTTCTTGCAGCTGGTGGTAATGACAGCGATCATTATAGTAAAAAGAATTGGTTGTTTGCTAAGGGTAAAGTTTATGGTTACAATGGGTTTCTAGCAAACTATTTAAAAGACTGGGGTAGACTTTCTGATTTGAGTGAAAGCACAATGCTTTATAGAATGATGAACCCTGCACAAAAAGACATCATTAAGTATTTTCAAAATTCATCTGGAACAAGAAAAAGAAGGGTTGCTGAAAAGTTATCATCTGTTGGTGAATTAGGATATATGCTTCAAGATAAAGGTGATACAGAAATTGCAGTTACAGTAATGTATGCAATTATGGATAACTATAGATTTGAGGAGATAGAGTCTATTGATCCTGTTACTGGTGAAAAAACTTTCAAGAGAGATGCTAGTGGTAATATTATCATGATACCTTCACATCAAGCATATTACAAAGATGTTAATGGTAATCTTGTAATTAGAAAAGATGTAAACTACACAAAGGAAGATGAAAGACGTATAAGAAATATTGTTTATTCAGAAATGCGTAGAGCACAAGGTAACTATGCAGGGAATGACCAAACAGAATTTGAAAGTAGAATACTTGGTAAGATGGTGTTCTTCTTTAGAAAATTCTTGGTTCCACAATTTCTAAACAGATTTGGATATTTGCGTCCTAACTGGGAAGGATCTGAGATGGCATTAGGATACTGGAGAGCATTTGCAAGATCAATGAAGTTGTTTGGTATGGGAAATACCATGAAAGAATTTCTGGTAGGTTCAAACACTCTTTCTAAAATGGGAATGTCTGGTGGTCTAAAAACTTATGTCATTAAAGATCCTAAAACAGGTAAGGTTATAAGAACAGAGGATGTTGGCGACTTCTATGCAAAACGTGTGCATCATGCAAGGCGTGACGCAATTGCAATGGCACTATTAACAATCATTAGTATGATGCTATTGTCATTTGTTAAACGTAGAGATGACGATGATGAAGAACTTAGCATGCTTGAGGGTAACGCTATCAGGGTTATTTGGGGTACAAAAGGTGAAACTGTATCCATGTTTCCTGTTGGACAGGGTTCTCAAGAATACGTTAAGAACTTTACGACAGCAATACCATTTGTGCGTGAATTTTCTGCAACAATCAGAATGTTAAATCATGGTATTAAATATGGAATGGCCATGACAATGAATGGTGGTGAAGAGGCAGATCCAGATTATGATAGTGAATTGTATCAATCTATTTGGAAAGATGCATTCTATTCTAGAAAATCAGGAGCATATGAAAAAGGTGATGCAAAAATTGTAAAAGATATTGTTGACCTTACTGGTATTAAAAACTTTAGAGATATACTTGATCCAAATTACAGAATTGATGTGCTTAAACGTAACCAGTAATTTTGAAAATTGCACATTTATTCATATATTATTATTGAAGAGTCCAAACTAAAAACTAAAAAAAATGAACTACAGAATATATAAGTTAGGGAATTATATCAACATCCTAGATGAGAATGATAAAATATTTGAGTGCCATTGTTCAAATGTGATTGTAACTAAAAGACATATAGAGGAATTTATATACACTATTGTGTTTAATAATCAGTTACAACCTCAAAACTTTTATGATATCCCTTTTGAAAACATTTTTGATGACTCAGGTGCTCCATTTGGTAGTCCAGCTCAGTGGGAAAAATGGTATCAGCTTAATACTGGAGAAGGGTGTGGTGGTGCTGGTGGAACAATTGATGTAACTGTTTCAGAGGCTGGTCAAAGTGTACGAGCAGGTTCATATGAATCAGCATTGGAAAGCACGACTAGCTTAGCTACAGTAAATCCTAGTGTTGGTAGTCTTCTGGCTGTATCTTTCTTTACAAGAACAGGAACATCTATTATCTCATTAAGTGGAGGCATAACAATTTTTAAACTTGAAGCAGGTGAATCTGTTAATGTTAGTGCTGATGGTTTGTTAAATACAATAAGTAGCCCTTCTGACATTACATGGGATACAGTAACATACCCATCAACTCAACTACTTGTTGTATACACATACATGTAAAAATTTATGAGCACTTTTATAACATCTATAGGCTCTGGTGCTGGGGGTGGCGACATGCTTAAAAGTGTGTATGACCCACAGGATACAGGTATAGTACTATCTGCACATAAGGAAATGGTTTCTGTTATTAATAAGACAGGAGTCACAATACCAAAAGGTACAATTGTGTATCTTAAATCAGCCTCATCAAGTGGTACTCATCCAGAGATACTACTTGCTGATGCTGATACAGAAGCAACAAGTTCTAAAACATTAGGTGCTACTTATGAAGATATAGATGATAGCACTGTTGGGTATGTTGTAACTAGTGGTGAAGTGGATAACCTTAATACGTCTATGTATAGTATAGGTGCTAAGTTGTGGTTAAGCCAGACTGCAGGTCAAGTAACAACAACTCCTCCTGTGCAACCTGCTCATACAGTTTTTATTGGCACAGTAACAAGATCACAAAACACAAATGGTCGTATTTTATATGCTATACAAAATGGATATGAATTAGAAGAACTTCACAATGTTTTAATAACAGGTACTCCAAGTAATGGTCAAGTATTGACATATAACTCTACATCTTCTTTGTGGATAAACCAAACTCCATCTAGCAGTAGTGGAGGTGGAGGATTCCATATGTTAAGTCAACCAATAGCAGGATGGTTATATTTAGCTCAAGGATATGCAACTACTACCAATACTACTAGTTTAAGTAATGGGGTCAATAATATGATGTTGACATTATTTTATCCTGCAACCACATTTACAATATCTGAATTATCAATTAATGTTGTAGCTGCTGCAAGTACTGCAAGTAACGCAAAGATATTAGTTTACTCAGACGATGGTTTTGGATATCCAAGAGTAAAGTTAATTGAATCATCACCCTTAAGTTTATTAACTACTGGCGCAAAAACATATCTTACATCTTATACTTTTGAAGCAGGTAAACGTTATTGGATGGGTGTAATCATTGATGCGTCTGCTGGTGCAACTGTTACAGGTCTAGCTAGTAATTCTTTATACATGCGAAATTTTAATTATACAGTTATACAGACTGGTATGTTTATAAGTGCCCTATTTGCAAGCACACCAGCATTAAATACAACTGCAGCATCAAGTGGTAGTTTACAATCTGCTGCTGTTTTTCTAAAAACAATATAAATTATGAGTATTATAATAAATTCAAATAGCGGTGGAGTCAGTCAGATTGTTGCTGGCTCTGGTATCACTTTGTCTCCAGTAGATGGTACTGGTGTTGTTACTGTTACGTCAACTGGTGGTAGTGGCGGTAGTGGCGGTATTCATTCTATGTTATTAGGTGGGGGTTCTTTATTTGGTGGAGTTGAAACGTCTAATCTAGTAAGTTCTGCAAATCTAAGTACATATACGTGTCAGCCAAACCAAATGCTATATTTTCCATACGTACCAAATAATACATTTACATCAACAACACTTGCTTTTAATGTGACAAGTTCAGCAACTAACGCTAAATGTAAGCTGTATATTTACTCTCATAATGGAATCAATGCCCCTAAAGATAGACTATATGAAAGTACAGAGGTTGATTTATCTACAACTGGTAGCAAAACATTAAATGTTACTTATCAGTTTACTAAAGGTACAGTATATTGGTTTGGAATTTACTCAAATATCTTTGGACCTAATATATCTGGAATGAACACTCAAGGCGGTGCGTTGCCAGTTGCATTTGTTGGTACTACACAAGTTCTTGGATGGGTTCAGGTTAGTTTGACATATCCAACAGCGCCTACACTTGCTGCTCCAAATAGTTTTTCCAGCTCCTGCGCATTAATTAGAATCAAATAATTATCAATTATAATTAAACAATCATGGCACAATTAAGAAATGAAATTTATGATGACAATGGACTTGTAAAAGTTGAATACATTGAAGTTGAAGGACCTACACAAGAGGAACTTATTGCTCAGAAAGAAGCGCAACTTCTTGCATTATATGCAGAACTACAAGCATTAAAAGGAGAATAACAGAGAAGAGTTTAATCTTCTCTGTTGTCATATATCTCTTTTTCAGAATCACTTAGAGATTCATAAGTGTAGACTGGTTCTTTGAGCATCTCCTCTTCTGTTTTGTAATAAGGTTCATCTTTGTGACCTAGTTTGTGTAGCTTTTCTTTTTTATAGTAAGCAGAATAGTTCTTATCAATGTAAGATACTGAAATGCCAGTTCTTACATGAATTTCATTCATTGTCAATCCTTCTTTTACCAAATTAAAAATAAGCTCATAATCAGCGTTTGGTTTACTCATGGTCCAAAGTAGTGAAATCCTTCATTAATAATGTCTGTGTCGTTTCCTTCAACAATATTCCAGCACATAGTAGCAAGACCAGAAACAGTTTGTTTATTCTTGTCATCCTTTTTAATAAAGTATTTAGAACTTTGGATATAAGTGTAATCACTTTGCTCTTTAAAACTTTCAGTGTACTGTTCTGTTGCTTGATGTACAAGATCCCAAGTATACTCAGGATACTCATTAAAGAACCAAATGAATCTCTCATAAAGTTCTTTAGGATTTGTGCGATAAGCATGCGTTGAATCAGGACGCTTTCCTTTTGGAAAACATTCATTATACTTAGTAATGTGTTCTTCCCATTCTTCAAATGGTACTTTTTTTGGTTTAGGTGCTTTTTCTAATAGCTTTTGGCCATTTCTCAACACACCCTTGCCTAATGTTGTCAACACATACGTGCCTTCTACTTCTTTCATATAGTCACATAATGCTAATCTATACTGTTCACTGCGAACATTTATAAAATTAGAATGACTATAACCATTGAATGTAGAATGTAACACGTAGAAGCCATTGGGGCTAAGCTTGTGCTTAACCAGATAGTCAAAGAATTCTTTCATGTTAATTTAGTATTGGTTCGTATTTTTTCTCTTTTACAGATATAGATTTTTCTGATAACAATACAAATCTACTTGCTCTGTATCCAATCCACGGTAGACCATATTTTGTTCTACCTTCATTTGTCACACCTTTAATGATGTAGACTTTTTGGTCAAAGTTGTTTATAAACTCAGATACAACTGAGTAAGTTTTTCCCTCCTCAACTTCTGCGCCAGGAGGTAATTTGTCAGCATCAATGCACAGAACTTCCATTTTTCTTTGGCTTTGTATGTGGACGTTGTTTAAAGCGTTTGCTTGATGGTGCAGGATTCCTCAATTTCCAAGGAATTACACTTTTAACAATTGTGCTAAATGTTGTCATAGCTTCTTCATCTGTTGTTGCCCAGATGTTTAGTTTTGATCCTGACTCAGGATGAAAAAATCTGTAAATGTTTCTTTTGATTTTTTGTTGTTCTTCCATAATGTAAAAAAATAGGGCTGCTTTTACACAGCCCTTTTGTGATTATCTAACAGGACAAGCTCCTCCATCGCAGTCTGCAATATCTAAGTCATCTAAATTGATGGTATCATCAAAAGATGCAATAGGAATTACAGATGCTGAAAGTTCATTGTATCTGTCTTCAGTGATTTCTTCTAATGGCGCCTGATCAAAACCATGATCATTGTGAAGCAAGAATGACACAGACTTCACGTTAAAATAGTTCTCAGAAAGCCATTGTTTAATTTCATCCAACTCATGCTTGCGATAGTAGATTGTAACAGACACTGCATTATCAGACCATTCTGTTTGTAATCTTTTAATTACATTCAATTGGTCTACTGCTGTCATATCATTAGCAAGAATTGTGTGTTTTGGAAACTTACATGGGAATGATACAACCACAGTGCTGTGATCTTCAGTACCATCAAAGTTACGCTGGAATTCAACTGGGAAATTGTTTTTTCTACATACATTCACAATAGGACTGTCAGAAGACATTCTAATTCTGCGTATATAAAACTGAGAGTAACCAGGATGTGCTCCAGATGTAACACCAGCCAATAAACTAAGTGTGCCTGATGGCTTAACAGTTGTAAGTTTGATAGAAGGGTTGAATCCTTTTTGCTTACTGTACTCCTCATCATATGCACGTAAGTATACATAGCAATCAGATAACCAAGAACGCTGCTCATCAGTAGCTTGAAGATAGCCTGTAACACCAATACCCATTCTCATGTTTTTGTGTACAATATCTTCAGTTTCTTTAATGGCACACTTGATTGATAATGAATGTTTGTTGATTCTGTACAAGGTGCGAGCAACTTCTTTTAGCTCATCATAAGATTCAATGTTTGGCAAATAGATTTCTGCTAAACAACATGTCTCAAAGTTAGCCAAAGACTGTTCTGCACATGGATTGAAACCCATAACTTCTGGATCAGGATACTGAATCTCACCAACTCTACCCATTCTACGTGAAGCATCAAGGTTTATTAAACCATACGGTTCACCATTACCTTTATAACCTTCCCAAAACTCTTCTGGTAATTTTGATGTGTCATCACATATAACTGAGTTGTTACTCATTGCACGCCAGTTAGGAATATTACCTAAATCCCAACGCTTTGCACGCAAGAAATCAAAGTCATCATAATCACCAAGTGCAATCTGTGCTGAACGTCTTACGTTACCTGCAACTACAATGCGACCAATGATATTCATAATGTCAAGACAGTCAATAGAACGTAGTCTTTTACCAGCTCTACTGTTTAAGATGTTATTGATTTCTCCAATTCCCCACACTAGATCTTGTGGTCCTGATGCTACACCACCAAATCCTTTAATTGGTGAACCTTTTGAACGAATAAGGTGACATGCATACGTAAATCCTTGTCCTGTTACAAATGATGCTTCAAGAACGCGTCTCATAAGTTCAACCCAACCTTCTCTTGAATCAGGTACAATAAAGTCAGCATCGTTTACATCCATGCGTTCTACCTTTACCTTCTTAAGAACTTTAGGTATTTGGTAAACATGTTCACGTTGGATGTTAAATCCTACGCCTGAACCTAACATAAGCATTTCAAATGCCCATGTAAATGGTCTAATGGGTTCGTCACAAACTACAAAAGCACAGTTCTGCAATGATGGTAATCCTAATCTGTCAACTGTTTTTGTACCTAGTTGCCATAAGAATCTTCCTGCTACTGTGCCTTTTAGATTTGCCATGATTCTTCTTAAAGAATCTTCTTCTGTTTTTGTAAATCCAACTTCTAGTTGATTTTTACATGCATCCACTACTCTTTCAATAGTGTCATGCCATTCTTCTGTTTTGCCATTTTTGGTTGGTCTAGAGTATGTTCTTTTGTATGTAACATACCCTACTGGACCCCAAGGCACAACAGGAGAACTCGCTTTTGTTTCTGTCATAATTAGAGAATTATAAGGTTAAAAAATAAAAATGGAAAGGCAACAAAGATCGTAAATTTAAATTTGTATACCAATAGTAATTAACAAAAAAACTTTTAAAAAGTGTGCGTATATTCCTAGTTTTTTAAGATATTTGTGTTATCTTATATTGAGGAAGGTGAGAGTACAAAAATTTGCATATGAAGAAATATTTTGTACTACTTACAGTAATACTGTTTTTGTTTGCGTCTTGTGACGTACAGAAGCGCTTGCAAAAAAAATTAGACAAGTATTGCAGTCTATGCCCTGAAAAAGACAGCACAGTTACAATTATTGAATATCGCGATACAACAATAACTACACCTGGTGATACCACTGTTGTTGTTGATAGTCTTTACTGCGATTCATTAGGCAACGTTTACATTAAAAGACTTTCTGAAAAAGATGGTGAAATTGTAAAGCTGAAAAACAACCTCAAAAATAACAAACTTACATCAACAGCCATAGTAAAAACTCAGTACATAAAAGTACCTGGAGCTACTATTGTTAAAACGCGTGATGTAATCAAAAGACTTCCTGCTCAGAAAGTAAAATATATCCCTTGGTGGGTTAACTTCTTTGCTGTGCTTGGAGGAATTACATTTGTAATCTTATTATTGTACATACTTTTTAAACTCACAATTGGAAAATGGAAACCTCAACTTTAACCATAGTACTATTCATTGCTGGTTCAATCATGGCCATCTTTGGATTCTTTTTAAGAACTGCATATCTAGATGCAAGAAAAGATATTGAATTTCTAATGGATAGCGATGCCAAGCGAAATGAAGAATTAGGAAGACTCAAAGGAAAGATTGAGTTAGTACAACAGGAAAATCAGTTAAAGTATCAGGCCATTCAAGAATTGACACAACTTGAGATTAAAAACCTAGCAAAAAATGTTAGTGAACTATCAGATGCTGTAAAACAACTAATATTAAACAGATAATTTATGAGTCTAGACTTATCAAAAATCAAACAAGTACCTCTTTCTGAGAAACAGTTTGTCAAAGAGGAAACTAAAAAATTACAAATTGTACTTCACCATACTGCTGGAAACTCATCAGGACCAGGTACAATTAAAATGTGGGATGCTGATGACAGAGGACGCATTGCTACTTGCGTTACAATTTCTGGAAAAGGTTTGTCAAAAGATACATTTGATGGTGAAATTTGCCAAGCATTTTCATCTAAGTTTTGGGCATACCACTTAGGAATTAAACCAGATGTATTTAGAGCAATGGCTGTTCCTTATCGTTCATTAGATCCACTTGCAATTGGTATTGAAATATGCAACTGGGGACCATTAACTTTAAAGAATGATGGTAAATTCTATAACTATGTTAATAGAGTAGTACCAAATGATCAAGTATGCACATTGTCAAAACCGTATAAAGGACATATATACTATCATGCATATACAGATGCACAGATTGAATCTGTACGTCAGTTATTGATATACTGGAATAAAGTACATGGCATTCCTCTTACATATAATGAAAGTGATATGTGGAGCGTATCTGCAAATGCACTTAAAGCTGTGCCAGGAGTATACACTCATAATTCTTATAGAAAAGACAAGAGTGATATTTCACCACAGCCAAAAATGATTGAAATGTTAAAATCCCTAAATAAATAAATATGAACAAAGAACAAATCCTAGGAATCGCAAGACACATTTTAACTTTCGTTGGAGGTTTTCTTGTAGTGCGTGGTTATGTAGATGAGTCTACGTTAACTGAAATCGTTGGTTCAACTGTTACACTTGCTGGTTTAATCTGGTCAGTGCTTGACAAAAACCCTAAGAAAGATGGCAGCGAAGCTTAAAACTAGTAGCGCTATCACTTTTTTGAAGAAGCCTAAAGTTTCTAGACCAGGTGTTCATGCAAAAACAAAAACATCTAAATCTAAGAACTCAAGAAACTATCGCAAAAGCTATAAAGGCCAAGGGCGATAAAAGATGCTACTATGCAAATGTTTAGTGGTTTTTCTTCTTCTGTAGAAAGTCCCCCAGTGATGGGGGATTTTCGTTTCTACAGACTTTCATTTTCAACCTTTACTTTGCTCTTTGTACTCTTTATCTCTTCTTTTTAAAGATTCCATTCCAATAGTAATATTGTATTTTACTTTTAAGAATCTTCTGAGAATCTCTAGCTTGTCATGATTGGAGTTTTTCTTTCTCCTCATGACTACATAATATGTATCTCTTATTATGTCATTGAGAAATGCAATATTTGTCATAATACTTTTTCATTTTCAATTTCTTCCAGCACATCATCAACAGATAGTGTTGGATTTTCTTCAGTTAATTCATCAATAATGTCATCAATTGTTTCTTCTTCTAGATCTAAGTCAAGCATATTGGAAAACACTTCATGTACTTTTACTTGATCTTCCATCCAGTCAGATGGATGTGAATCTTTCAATGCTAAAGTTATATGATTATACAATGCCCACGCAGAATCAGAATCAACTTTGTAGTCAAAAGATGGTTTAACAAGTTCTTTTTTTATGCTATTTAACTGCATAGTATTGAGAACTTCTTTCTTGAAAAATAATTCACCAAGAATATCATGTTGAGCTGTGGTAGATAACAAGATTCCTTTCATAGAATCTTTGTGTTCCACTAATGATTCCCAGTACTCACTAGCATTATTGATATAATCACTAATGATACCTTCAGCTAATAAATCAGCAGCACCTTTATGGACGCGCTTAAACTTACCAAATTTGCTATTGTTTAGCATCATACCATTCATACATACTTTCACCAAGCCTCCAAGATTAAATCTGAAGGCAAGTTGTTTGTTGTATGAGTTGGTAAAGTTTGCAGATAACTCAATGTCTGGATCTGCTTTGTAATTCATTCTTAAAGTACCAAGAGCAATTTGCCCATCATTGGTACAACGATAGTCCTCACCATTTATCACAAAACCTGCTTTGAATATTTCACTTCTCACACGGTTTATCACACTTGAATGTGAGATTGGGGTGTAAGTTTCTGTTTTCTCTGGCAATGCAGTAGACAGAATTTTTGCATAGGCATCCATGCCACTTACTGTTCTTTTCATAATTCTAATTTTAACTGTTGATACATATTTTGTGGAATGACTTCAGATGTGCTTTCTATCTTTTTAATCTCATCATAGATTTTATCAAGATAATACTTCTCATCAATGTCATATTCTTCCCATGGTTTTATAACTGCTTTGTTGAATATGGTCTGTAAAATTGGACCACTCTCAAGCTGTATTTGTCTACCATCAGGATTGCATTTAATTATTTTTGTGCCTTTTTTAGATACAAAATACCTTACTAATTTTTGCAATTTGTTTTCATAGAAGACACCTTCTTTTACACCTCGCTCTACAAAGAACCAATTACCTTTGATTTTGGAACCAGTGCAATAGTCAAATATATTTCTATTTGTCATGAGATAATCTTTTGGATCAGTACCATTTACAAAGTACTCATACCATGCTTTTGGTATAATAAGATTAGATTTATTCTTGTGAAGAGGTAATTCTTCAAACTCAAATCTACCTTTACATTTTGTTTTACCATTGTCGTAGATAGCAATGTAATTGTTCACATCACCAATGATCATCTTTTTGTACTCTACAGGCTCAAGCTGTAGTTGTGTCAAATCTTCCCACTCTTTGCAGATGCTAAAGAATAGTTCTTCATCCTTATCGTCTATCTCAAATTCTAAACCATCTGTGTTTTGCATAAGAGGTTGACAGTTTGGAATTCTTGTTGTAATCATCTCATACAACATAGATAAAAGTAATTGGCCATTTACAGTAATTCTGAATGTTAGTTCAGGATCATACAGAAATGAATACTTACTCTTACTCAAACCATAAGTAGAATTCAAAACAATCTTGAAAAGATAGTTCAAAGGATTAGACTTAGGATACTTCTTTCTTTCTTCAAAGAACCATTCATATAACTCACAGAAGTCATCTTGTGGTATTTGAGCAGGAGACCACTTGTTTTTAATAGCAAGATTTGGATAAAAACTTGTTACGTCAACACTGAGTATTTTTCTTCCAGGTTTTGGTTCATACACACCAGGTGCAATACAACCATGAATACCACCTAATGCATAATCAGTAGGAACACTTTTATGCATCATGCTATACTTTGGACCTTTCTTTTTGATGTCATCATCTGTATCAAGAATAGCTGTATCTACAACTAGATTCTTAAACCAATTATGTACACCATTAAACTCAGGAGTTTCAAACTTTACACAAGGTAGGATAATGTCGCGTATAACAACATTCTTACGATAAGTTCTCATCTCTTTAATCTCCTTCTTACTCCTACCTAATTTCTCAGAAAGAAAGTGAAGAAAGATTTCCTTAGAAATTTTAGGTTCACTTGCTGAAAGCAAATTGACATTGTAAGTTTCACTTAGTTTAGCACGCAAATTAATCTGCGAAACCATAACTTTTGTTCCTTTGGAATCTGTCATAGTGAATATCGCCTTGGTAGATCTTACGTCATTGATACAGTATTTTACAACCATAATTAATGTATCTTTGTCTATTATCCTCTCATAATGAGGGTGAGGCATTTCTTCAACATTTTCCCAATCCATCCCAAACTGTGTCCACTTCAAGGATGTACGTTTAGCGTTACTATCCCAGTGATTAAGTTTGAATATATCAACACATCTTATAGAAAGTTTGAATTCTGGATAATCAAGAAACTCATTTCTGTCTGACTTACCAATTACATACTGAGCATACTCATACAATCTGTATGCTAATGCTTCTGCATCTGCTGAAGGGTCAAGAAACTCTTCAGTGTTTGCCAAAACAAACTCAGTAATCTGGGCATCAAACGCAATATTATTGTAACCAAAATGCCAATCCTTGGCTTTCTTTGATTCAATAAGAAACTTGACAAAATCAACAGCATCATTTTGATACTTACTTATGACAAAAACTTTTCTAGTTTTTCTGTCATACGCTTCAAATACAGCAACGAAACAATTGACAATGGTCTCATAGTCCATTACCCAGAATTCGCGACTTCTCATTACTTACTTTTTTTTGAACTTACACTTGCTTTTAAATCTGCTGATGATGCTAATGCGATGTCAAATGCTGACTTAATAGTGTCAACAAATATTTTACATTCACTGTTATGACCAAATGTAGATGCAAATACTATAATATCATTTGGATCTTCTAAATAATACTCATAGTATGCAGGTATGATAACTCTTTGTTCTTGCCAACCTTGCTCACCATTTGCTCTTTTTGCAGGTATAATGTCACCACGATCATTTAAGCGAGGCATCATCATTGGCTTGTCTTTTTTGTCTTTTGAAATAACTGCAAGAACTTTTTGTTCTGGATCAAATATTGCCTCATTATAAGGACAATCAGGAGTTACAGGCATCATTCTGAATGAATCTTTATCATTCCATTTTGTTGCATAAATCATCATGTTTTTCATATACTTAAAAATTAAAAGGTTACAATTTAAACGTTTCTTTTTGCTTATCATACTTGTCACAAAGTTCTCCAACTTCCTGAAGCATCTTTACATCCACAGATAATATCTCAGCATAATGCTTAAAATACTTTTTTGGAAATATAAATGATTCAATATAAACCCATTCTGGTGTATGAATACCATAATAGTCAGATAAGTGCCTTTTGGCATTCTGTGAAAACTTTGAGTACTTGCCTTCAATAAACAAGTCATAGTCATTTCCTACAGGATTCATGTCAAAGATGTATGCTATTTTACCATCACATAATGGTACAACATAATCCAACATTGCATGTGTTGTCAATTTGTTTTTCTCAAAATTCAACCACTGATCTGTATCCTCTTTTTGATAAACACAAACTAATTTGCGTTCATTATCAGGGAACTCCTCTGGCCAATGCACATAAACTTGCACTGGCCTTGGGTCTCTAGTTCGCTTAAATCCAAGCAAAGGATACAAAAAGGTATAAGATTTCTGAAAGTATTTTTTATACATTTCTTTTATCATAAAACCAATTCATTATTGTTAACAATAAACTTGTAAGGTAATTCAAAGTTCTTTGTTTCAAAGTGATACTTAGCCTCATCAAGTAATTTGTCAGTTTCTTCTTCCCATTTGGAAAGTGTTTCGTCAGAGATTCTGATTGGAGCAATCTGCATGAATGGATCAACCACTAAAAATCTAAATGTAATCTTGTATCCAAAGTACTTTGGCTGAGACGTATAAACATGCTCTACAAGTTTTTTATACATTGCTGCTTGAATCCAATAGTTATAGTATTCAATGCTGTCAGGGAACTGTGAAATTGTCTTGCTTGTTTTCTTCAAGTCATTCACACGTATTTCTTTATTGATGTTATCAATAACCAAGTTGTCAATAAAACCTCTCAATCCAAAAGGACTTTCTGGATCTAACTTTGTCAATTCAATTTCATTATGCTTTTCCAATTGAGAAAAAGAGTCTGAAAAATAACCCATGACATCCATTACTGATACTGTAGATGTAATCTTTTCTACTACAGCTTTACAGAAATCATAGACATCTTGATCAATTACTGTTCTTCCTTCTGCCTTTTTAAGATAATCCCAGTAAGCAACATGTTTAGGAATAATCATTTTCTCTACGCGTTGTCCATCTGTTTTAAGAGACTGATAAAGATTGACATCTTTAAGAACATCAAGTATTGCTTCTGCAAATTCTTCCAAGTTTTCACGAGTGTCACCTTCTTTTTTCAATTCTTTATAATGATTGAAAATTGTGTGTAATACACTTCTTGGATTATCACTTGGTAAATCTTGAACACTGATAACAAACTGATTTTCAAAGTCTTCTGGCTTTAATAATAAGCAATGTATCAATGAACCTTCCATCATGTTTTTGTCTATAACATCTTCTTTTTGTCCAAGAACATAGTGCTTGTAGAAAGATGATGGACTAAATACTAGTTTATTCAAACCAGAGTAAGACATTAAAAAGTCTTTGTCAAAAAATTCTTGCTCCTTCTGAATACGCTCAGAAAGAGTTACTTGTGCTACAAATTTTCCCATAATATTATTAATTACAATTTTCCATATCTGATGGGAAGTACTTGCCTAATATGTTACCATTATAGCTATTAGCAGTCAGCACATCATTTTTAATTTGATGAGCCAACTCGCAATAACCAAGATACTTTTTAGAACAACATACTTCAAGGATTTCTCTTTTGTAAAACTTTTTATCAGTGAGTGCTATCTCTTCAGTCAGCTCTGCACATGATCCATAATAAGTTTTCCAATTTGATTCCTTAACGACACGCTTGAAGGTCTTTCTAGTCTTTGTTTGTGTCTTTTCTCTATTAGAGATTTTTGTCTTTCTCTCACTGTATAGATTTTTTCTACCTATGTAGAATCTTCCAGTAACTGTGTTGGTAATTCTGTATACAAACCCAACAGCTTCTTCATGATTTGGAAGGTCATCAATAGACAAAACGTCTATGCCTAAACCTTCATTTGGTTTATAAATCCAATTGCTCATAAGTTGATGTTAACGTACAAACTTACTCATTTTTTTTGACATATTTTTCTATTGCTCTTTGGAGTTTAGGGTAAAAATCATAAAGAGCAACCTCTTTACCATGATGTTTTATGATATCACTGATATCTTTTTCTCTTGGTAAATAGATAAAAGGTAATCCATATTCTTTTTCATAGAATTTCATGGAATTTATACCTGCTTCGTCACTATCCATACATACTACAATATGTTGGTAACGCATTTGAAACTCATGAATATCATTTGATGTAAGCTTTGTTGATTCACTGTTAGGGGCAATGCAGTCTATTGTAAGACCTAAACTATCTATTGCCATCACATCTTTCAATGAGGAAGCAATAACAAGTGTGTCATGTCCTTTGAGTTGATTATAACCTTGTATGTAATCTCTTTTCTGTAAATAGAATTTAAGTTTCTTTGCTTTTGGATTATACACCTTGTACAATTCATTATTTGCAAAATAACCATACATATAATCACCATTATTTACAAAGGAGTTTGACATCTCACCTGTAGTGGTATCAACTTCACTTACTTCATAATATTCTAGTGGTATAACCTCGTATTTATTCAGCATACTACTACCAATATTAAACTGCAACCAGAACTTTGCATCAAGATTAGTCCAACCTCTTACTTTATAATCAGTAATGGACCATCTTTTTGTACATGCAATTATCTCTATATCCTGATATTCACCAGTCTTGCAGAATTCTTGATAGTCTTTAACAATTTTCTCACAGGCCTGTTCTTTTGTAAGATTGTATAAATCCTGAACTAGCTTGTGAGCATCACCAAACATACCTGTTGAATGACATTTAAAGACAATCTTGTTTGTGTCTTTATCAACATAGATAAACATGGATGGTGTTTTGTCGTTAGGATTAAATATACTTTTAATTTTTACTGATCTACCTGTAAAATCATGCGTTAATCCCAAGTAGTATTTATATATCCATGCATCTGGAATATTATCCAATGATCCTAAATATTGTCTACTTGAAAACATAATACAAATCTATAAAAAGAAAAAGGGTGAGCATATACCCACCCTTAATCTTATACAATGAATAAATTAGTCATTGCCAAATGGCAAATCTAAATCACTATTTGCTGCACTTTCTGCAGGTGTAGGAAAATCATCTGCTAATGATGATGATGGTGTTGCTGATTGTGTTGGCTCAAATGATTGAATTGGCTCTTTATCTTCTGGCTTTTCTTTAGCAGCAATGATATGCACTGCTTCATCAAATTCAATGAAGTTAAGTGGCTTTCTATCATCATTCTCCAATGCAGAGAAAGGATACAAACTTTTACGTGGCTGTGCTTTTGGAAAGAACAATCTGTAATTTGGATTTGTATATCCCTCATTGAAGTACTCAGAACCTGCAACAGTAAAATAGCCCCATAGTTCTGGATCAATAAGATACTTTCTTACCTCCATTACATAGTCTTCAATTGTGTCACCTTCTACACCTTTCTCATTCATCTTTGCAAGAACACCCATTTGTTTTGCAAGATTGTTAACCCAGTTGTAGATTTGCTGATCTCTTTGGATTACTTTACCTTCATAGGTATAAGTACTAAAAGGCCAGTCACCAGATTTTACATTACCAATTTGACCTCTGAATTTACCTTGACTTGGATTGTTTCTATTGATATCTAACCCTTCAAACTCATCACCTCTATCAATTCCTTCTAGACGAACAACAACAAAATATGCATCTTTATTATATGCAGGAGCATCAAGTGTGATGTCTACAATTCTACAATAATGAGTACCTGGAGGTATAATCTTAGAGATACCATTTCCACCTTTGCTTTCTTTAAAATCGCTTGACTTAAACATAATTTTTACTTTTTAAACATTAATCAATATAAACTTTATCCCAGTGTGTAATAATCTTGCCATCTTCTCCTGGTTCAGAGATAACAATTTCTTGACTTCGCAAGTGCTCTGGGCGTGCGCCACAGGCTATTTCGTCAGTTGTCATAAAACTCAAGATATTCTTTTTGCCTTTTCTATAGATATAACCTATAGCATCTGAGTTTGAGGTTGTGATACGCTTTAGTTTACCTGTCAAATCCAAGTCTAAAGAGTTAAATTCAGCACCATTTTTCTCTAACAATGTATCTTTGATGTGACCAACAAAAATTACATGGGGGGCTAGAGTTTTTACATAGTTAAGAACTTTCTCAAAAGCTTGACGTAACCATGGATATCCTGCGCCATTGGGCATATTCAAGATGTTTCCATAATTAGCTTTATGTTTTGTAAACCATTCTTTACCCATAATACTTTTAGAATACAATTCTTCTGCATAAGGAATACACATGCTTTCTAAAGCTGTGATTGTGTCAAGTGCAATATACTTGTAAGGTTTGCCTGCATCTGTGATCATGTTACCAATAGTAACAATATCAGCGATAGACTTTGCTTTTAGTTTTATTGCATCTACGTAATCAGTACCATCTTCAAGGTCTAGAATCAAACAGTTATCTAATGCAGATAACAAAGTAGTTTTACCTACTTTAGGTTTGCTGAAAATTACAAGATTCTTTGGACTCTTGGTTTCAGCTTTTACTTTTTGCATTGGAAGCACAAATCCTCCTGTGGATTTTACTTCTGGTTGATCTTTTGCCATTCTATTCCTTTTTTAATTAAATCATTTAACCACTCTTTGTTTGACATAGGCACATTATGCTGAATGCAATAATGATCACGCATAGTCATAGCACTGTAATGGCTATCTTCTTTTTCAGAATACATACCACCAAATAACTCATCAATAGATGGTTCTTCTTCAATGGTTACTACATCAGCATAAGCTGCTTTTACAGATGTGGAATTTACAAGTTCTAAATCAGACAACCTGATAGCATAAGTTGTAGATGTTTTACCATCAGAAGATGTCTCAACGCCTACATACTTTTTAGGATTAAGTGCCCAATTAGGATTGTTAACCAATCTATACAACTTTCTGTTAGCACGATCATAATGATCTTGATCCCAGTCAAACAACTCAATGTAAAAATCTTGGTTGCAAGATAACTCGCTTGACCAAAAACGTATACACTCTACTCTTTCATCTCCAAACTCTTTGCCCATGTAACAGAGTTTTGCACCAAACTTTGGACTGGAGATACCCATGTGGTTGAAAAGATTTTGCCAGAAAGGAAGATACTCACTTGTAATCTCCTTAATGTGCTTTTTCTTTTCAGGCTCTGTTGTAGCTTTGAACGTACTACTCATTTGTTAAAATTTAAATTATTACTTACTTTTTGCTGTGAGGTTCCTTATCAGGTTCCAACGCCTCAACAACTTCCATTTTTGCATAATCTGCCTTATACCATTGAATGCTAGTCTCTCCAAATCTATTTTTGAGAACATGCATCGCAAGTAAATATTTGTCACTAGGAGTGATGATATACTTTTGAGGGCCATACCTACTTATGTTATACTTGGCTGGCCTGTTGTAAGCAATCATTACGTCCGCGCATTGTAAGAGATAATCGCTTCCAAAGACATCTGCTTCTGTTGGATAATTCTCCAACTTACCTGGCTTTTGTCTTTCAGCATTGTCAATCTCTCTGTTTAACTGAGTAAGAATAATAAACGTAACAGGAAGTTTATTCTTCATCTCAGTCAGCATTGTGGCAAGATTCTGTAATGTAACTTGTTTGCTGGTGTCTGAAGCTGACTGGCGAACCAGAAGTGTGTGGTCCAGCGTAACCACAAACGGTTTTTTATATTCTGCATAGAACATCTTTATAGCATTAGCCATGTCTCCAACAGTCATGGATCTGTCTATAACAAATTCATTGCGTCCTTTTTGTTTGCCAACATAGATACTCAATTTCTCATAATCAGCTTTAGATAATGGTGGCATGCCATCATCTTGTGCAGATTGTAAGTATCGTATGTCTAAATTGTTAGAGGCAGATAACTCGCGTACACCCATGTTTCTACCAAGCATTTCAAATTGAAAATGCAAAACCATAAAATCTTGGTCTTTGTTGTTTTCTTGTAAAGACCTTGTCAATGTTGCTGCTACAAGTGTTTTACCAACACCTGGTCGTGCAGCTAAAACATATAGAGATTGCCACTCAATACCATTGAGACCAATGCTATTGAAACCATCCCATGAAGTTTTAAGAGATTTAATCTCTTTTCTTGCACGTTTTGCTACATATTCAAGGCTTTCTTCAAGTATCTCACTGTATTTACGCCATGGTTTTTGGTACGAAGCTGGCGCATGAGATACTGTTCTGACAGTCTCTGAATTATTCTGCATAAAGTAATTTTTTGATAAACAAATATACTAAAAAAATATCAAACTACCATAAAATTTTGGTAGAACCTAATGCTTCTAACTCAGTGTTTACCTTGTTAAACACATCATTGCAATCCCATTGTTTTTCGCGTGCATATGCCGCTGAAGCAGGATGACTTGCTTTAAGAACAATTTGAGAATCATCAAGTAACTCTTCTAATTCTTGCGCTTTTTTGCCAAGTAGAACCCATATAATCGGTTTTTTAGCGTTTACAGAGTAAGAATTTAGCATATCTATCAGATACTTTACAAAAGGATCCCATATAGCAAAATGCTTACCTATCTTTCCAACCTCTGTAGTCAATGAGGTATTTAACATTAAGATGCCTTGTCTACTCCATTCTGCTAAATCAGGATTCAATTCTTTTGGATCACTATTGTCATACACTGTTCGTGCAATAGCACCATGTATGTATCTAAGTGACGCTTCTTTCTTTCCTGTATTACCACAACTAAATGCAATACCATCAGCAACTCCAAGTTGTGGATATGGATCTTGACCAACCACAATTACTTTTAATTTGTCAAAAGGACATTCAGAGAAAGATCTAAATACCATCTTAAGTGGTGGAGTAAATCTTTTCTCATCATTTACAAGATCTTCAAGAGTCTTGATTATTGTCACAAAATCTTCAGATACCAAGAATCCTTTCAATAGATTGTTCCATCCATTGTTTTTGTCAGTGTCATATGACTTTAGCATACTATGCATTTTGTCAGCAATTTCTTTTGGATCAAGTTTAATTTGACCAGGTGTAAAATTTTTCATAAATTTGGTAATTAAAACAAAACATTATGTCAGAAGAAATAGTAAAATCATTTATCCCATCAGGTAAAGACAGCGAATTAATTGATGTCATCAAAGAAGACGCAATTGTGTCTGTCAAAATGAGTACAGGGTACTATAAAAGAATCCAAAATGTTATTGCATTTTTGATTGAAGGTAAATCTGTACAAGAAGTTCAAGATTCTCATAAAGCAATTGCATCGCGCAATATTACTGAACCATGGATTTTTCAATATGAAACTCTTTTGATTCTTTGTAGAGAATTTGAAAAAAATGCTCATGAAGGTAACTTTATTGAAAAAATAACAATTGCAGAATTACGTGAAGCAATGGCTAACGCAGAAGAGCGATTGGCTAAAGAGGATGCAAAAGAACGTGAAGATGCACAAAAGAAACAAAAAGAATCAGGTCAATAAAGATAAATTCCCAGATCATGACCTAATGATATACATTCTTCTATCACTTTTGACATATCTTGTTTATTACAATCTGCAAAACTTTTAAAAGCTGATGAGGTAGAACCAATTGTAGCAGGGTTATACAGCCCTGCTCTTTCTTTTATGATAAGTTTTATCTCCTCAAGAGTATGTCCTGTAGAATTTGCAATCTCTCTTATCAACGCATGTGCTTTAGCAAGTTGACCTGCTGTTTTATTGTCATTTTCTAGAACAGTAAGATATGCTTCTATCTCTTGCTCTTTTTTAGTACCCATGTTAAATAACTTGAGTTTCCCTGCATCTTCACTTGACGCAGGGATTATCTCAGTACCTTTAATTATAACTTTGATGGTTATATTATGCATAAAGTGCAATTTTAATGGTTAATGATGGTTATATCATGCATTGAAAATAGACTCTGTATAGACAATCTTTTCAGAATCTATATCTTTTAATGCTTCAGCAACCCAGTCCATATCTACTGTATCCTTGTATGCAAGAATATGAATAGTAGATTTGTCTTTTGGATTCAATCTAAGTAGACGTCCTATACGCTGACTACTTTGACGTTCATTGCTGTAAGAATGCAAAATGATACCAGCTTTTAAGTTTGGAATGTTTACACCCTCATTGAGTTGTTGTACACAAGATAGTTTTGTAATGTTACCATCTTTAAAACTATCAAGATTTTCCACACTATCAGGATTCTTACTATGATAACTGTGTTCACATATCCAATCTGCTTGTTCTGTTGTATTACAGAATACAATACACTTGTCATGAATCATATCCAATAGTTGTTTTGCATACTTTTCTTTAGTAGGAAATCCCATTAATGCTTTCATACGCATGATGCGTTTTATTTGCAATTCTTTAGGAGACATCATCTTTCTAAGTTGATCTGACCAATATGCGTATGCTTTCTGCTCACTATTCATGAAATATGTACCATCCTTTTTTTTGACTGGTAGATTTCTTTCAGAACTAAGAGGTAAAACATGAACTACTATCTTGTAATCATTTAGGATTTCATCATCAACAGCACTGTCCATGATGTAAGTATACTGTATTGGACAGTATAAATCTACCAAACGACCTTTTTCAGAAGTTTTATAACGTGGTGGTGTACCAGTAAGACCTAATATTTTTCCAGAAAAAGTTGCTAACCAAAAGTCATGGCTAAACTTAAGACTGTGACACTCATCAAGTATTACAACATCATAATCTTTACTTGCTTTTTCAAGAGATCTGTATGTTGTAAACTCAAGATGAGGTAGCAAATGAGCATAACCATGCTTGACACATTCATCTTTCCAACTGTTATATATGCTCACTTTGGGAGCAACAATCAAATATTTTTTGAACATGCATGATATATGCAAACTGTCTAAATATTTTAAACCTATTAGTGTTTTTCCAACACCCATTGAAATTCCTAAACCTGCTTTACGCTTCCCCTCTATTGCTTTTAGGGCTTCTTCTTGGATTATAATGCGGTTTTTCATATTTGTTGTCTCTTTTTGGAGTTACTTTATACATTTGGGTATTGTTCTCATTGTTTTCTCTGATTCCTTTTTCTTCAAGAGCTTTCACTTTGTCTACCCATCTAATGTTTAGAAGTACTCTGTTAAATAATCTGACTATTGCATTAGGTTTTTTAGTAGACCATAACAATAATCCTTTTTCATTATACGCATCTTTCTTTGTTGATGCACCAATAATAAAATAGCCAATAAACTTTTTCATTTCACGTTAATTTAGATTGTGATAAATTCATTTCTCTTGCTTCCTTTGGATGAGTTTCTACCCACTCATGGCAAGATAAGCACAAAGGTATCCAAGTTTTCTTATCAAGATAATATAACCCTCTACCTTTAGTATGGTGCACAGTTAGGTTTTCCTTAAACTGACCCATGCATCCTGGCAATTTTGCTCTACACGTAGCATTTTCAGGTTCACTTAAGAACTCTTTTCGCATCTTGCTGTATAACACATCAAGAATGTCTTTTTTGTCAGATTTTGGTTTGATTGGGCGCTTGCTTGAAGGAGTTTTTACTGTTTGGTCAGAATACCAGCAGTCTTTGCAGTATTTTTTTCCTTCATAGTTCTTCCATATAACCTTATCAAGATTACAACTAGCGCATTTTTTTAATTTTACTTGCATATATTTTTCTCTAGCAAGCTTAGATTTCTATATTGTCAATGTCAATGAAATCACTGTCAGTTAGTTTGTCTATGTCACTTATATCTGTTAGATCTGGCTCGTTTTCTACTATGTAATAATCATCATCTTCATCATCATCTCTGTTGTTTTTTGATGGACCATAATATAAAACACTGATTGCAAAAGGATCATTTACTTCTTCGCCCCAATTGGCAGCTTCTAATTCCTTTAGCATTCTGTTCCATTCTATATCAGACATTCCTGCATATTGTTCTACTTTCAGCTCAATACATTTACCATTTGGAAGCTGGTATAACATATTAGCAAAAATTATAGAACTAAGTTATGAAAATAACTGACTTAAGCTTGTCACAAATTTAATAAATATAAAAGATTTTGTACTATATAGCTAACTAAAATTGTGCACTGTTATAAAAATTAGATACAAAGTCTTCAATGTCCATTCTTACATTGTCAACGCCACTTCCATAACTGCTTATGGTAATCCATCGTTCTTGTATGTCTATGGTAATCAGTAGATTTGAATCTATATAGTATTGAACTCCAATGCCAAATCCTTTGCTAGAATCCCACTCATCTGGTGGAACCATTGCACAAAAGATCATGCGTGTCAAATAATCAGGATCATCCCATCTTTCTCTTCTTGAAAGTGCTTCATGCACAGTACCCACAAGAG